GGGGGGCTCGGGGGGAGGGGTCGTCGTACTCTTCGCGATCTCGTGCACTGAGAGGTCGCGCAAGGCTCGGGTACGGCGCCCGTTTGCCGTCAGGCAAGTACTTTGACTCGAGGGGCAGGAGTTCCATGTCCAGCCGGTGCTCGGCCTCGAGACGTCGCTGTTCCAGCAAGATGCTGCGCACGTCATTGGCGCGCTCAGCTTCTTTCGCCTTGCACTTTTGGACGTGCAGTTCCAGGGGGCTGGCGTGGTCCCACGAGTCCAGGTACTTGTACTCGCTGGATCCAGGGCCCAGGCTGAGGAACATGCGGTCTGTGGGAGTGGGGGCGTAGGCTTGGAACGGGGACACAGTGAGCAGCGATGTGGCGATGGCTGTCGCGCTCGCATAGTTCAGCGTGAAGTACCCGTAGTGCCGCAACGAGGGGTTGAGCAGCGTTTGCCAACCTCCTGTCACCTTGCGGTAAACGGTGCCTGTGACGCTGACGGCAGAAGACTGTGAGGCGAGGCCAATGACGCCCATGAGGAGCGTGGCGGTGGATGTGTAGGAGGAGTAGCCCTGCACTTGGGAAGCGGGCGTTCCACCGCCACCGCCGACGAAGTAGTTGGGTGTGGCGAGCGCGGTGCCGGACTGCAGCAGCGTGATGATGGCGTAGTTGAGCAGGTCGAAGCCGCCGGTGCCAAAAGCGACCACTGTCCGGGTGCCGTCTGCCCAGATGTAGAGGTCGTTCATGGAGCTAGACAGCGTGGGCACGTCCAGCGTCTGGGCGAGGATGTGGGCGGCGTCGAGGGGGTCAGCGGCAGTGCCTGAGCCGAGGGTGCTGGAGAGGACAAGGCCTGATGTCGGGCCAGCCAAGTCAATGCTCTGCTCCAGGGTGGCGTTGTAGAACCGGAAAGTGTACTTGGCAAACACTTGAAAGTTAACGGCCACGCCTTGGCCGGCGCCGGCGGCGAAGAAGGACTGGGGCGACTCGTTGACGATGAGCCAGTACTTGCCCTTGGCCACAGATCGGGAGTCGCTGTCGTTGGCAGGCTGGACCCAGTACTTGCTCACGGGTTTGGCACGGTTGAGCTTGTTGAATGTGACGCGGCCGCCGTCGGCAAAGGTCTGGGTCTCGCCGCCCTGGCCAGTGAGGCGCTGGACGGCCGCAATGGTGCCAGTGGGCAGCACGTCGGTGACGTCAGCGTCAATGCCATGGGTGAATGTGCCGGCGATGGTGGACGCGCCGGTGGCCTTGACGATGAACTCGATGCTTGCGTCCCACATCTCATACTTGACAGCCTCGTAGTTGAGATACTCCGCGATGATGGAGCTGGAGCCGTTGATCATCTTGCCAGACGGATTCACAGCAACAGCGTACAAGACGGAGCCAGGCGCGGCGTTGGCAGGCACTTGGCCGGACACAAGAAGGTCGGTCCGAGAGAAGACGTTGCCTTGGGCGTTGGGGGCGCGAGTGCGCGGGCCGGCCTTGGGGCGCTGAGACACAGGGCGCGCAGCGCGTGTCCGCTTTGGTGGGCGTGGTGCCGGCCGGACAGCAGCAACGACAACCTGTTGACGGCGAGCGCGCTTGCGTTTCGCGGCGGGATGGGTGCGGCTGCCCTTGGGGGGACCAGGGTTTGGCTCCACGGCCTGCGCCTTAGCGTCGTGCACTCTGGGCGCGCGGCGCTGAGAGAGCCAGGGGTAGTCGCTGCGCTCCCTGACGCTGGGCAGCCCGCCATTGAGCACGGTGAAACCGGTGCGGGCCAGGAGGGATTTCAGCTTGCCATGTTGAATCTTGCTGAAGTCGCCATCGCGGAGGCGGGAGACCATGAGAGCGTCGGCGGCAGACTTGTCCATGCGTCCGTAGTCGTAGTCGTGCTTGCGACAGACCTCGTCGAACGCGTCCAGAGATGGCACACGCCAGTCCGGCTTGTCCGTAAAGGCACGGGACGAGTAGCCGGGGCCGCAGTAGTTGCCGTGTAAGCGGAAGCGCAGCTTACGCAGCCAGTCGCCCCAGGGGCCAGGGTTTGGTTCCACGCCTTGGCGCGTGAGGTCAATGATGCAGCCGGCTGCGATCACGCTCTGGCTGGGCGGGCCAGCTGGGTCGGCTGGATGGGAGTCAGGATTGGTGTCCATGTGGTGTGCGGAGTGGGCAGCGTAGGCTGCCTCGGCATCGACCTGCTGCACGAATGTGGCCATCTCGCGGTGGTTGCGCGGGTGGTAGCGGTGGGCAAGGGCGAGCCGGAGGGCACGAACAGACAAGCTGCGTTGGCCGCAGGCCAGGAGGGTGTCCAAATATGACAGGAGCCACTTGTAATCAGCGGCGTCAGCCTTGGGTGTGTCGTTGCTGTAGACAGGCGGCGACACGGATTTGTCGGTGGAAGGGAGAGTTGATAGTTGCATGGTGCGGTGGAATCGGGGCAATGAGAGATTGCCTCAGTGCTCGGCATGGTGGGGGCGCAACTCCCCGTTGCTCCAGTGGGAGCGCCGTACCTCAGCGGTTTATGACTTTTCGCTGAAAGCGCCTTGTGCGCACGCGACTTAGCGTGTGCCCGGATGGGCAGTCACGTTCGCGTGCATACCAGCCCCCGCTACCAGGGCGGGTTCACTTAAGTTCTGCTGGCGCACATTAGCGCGTGCAGGACCTTAGTCCTGCACATCCACTGCACTCAGCAGCTCCATCACCGGGCTGTCGACGACAGTGCCCAGAGGGGCACCGCTGAGATCGTCGAAAATGGCGCGCTCCGCGTACTCGAGCGTGACGCCGTACACCTCCTGAAACTGCAGGGCCGCCTCTGGTTCTGACAGTTCATGGGTCTTGCTCGCATTGTACTGGTGCGCATAGCGAGGCGGAACCCAGACCTTCTTGCACTCATGCCCAGCCAAACGGTCTCGCAGGATGCGGTGGACGACACGCAGGACAGGGGTGTAGCTCGCCACCTTGTCCAGGGAGCTGAGTACGCCACAGATGTAGTCGTCGGGGCTGAGGTTCGCGGGCCGGTCAAGCGCGACAAGCAACTTGGGCAGGCAGCGGCCTGGCTTGGGGCCAAGGACATATTCAACACCGTTCTGGCCGCGCACTGGATAAAACCGGGAGCTGAGCAACTCCACCGTGAACCAATTCTCGCGCTGGTTGGGCTTGGCCTTAAAGCCGCGGGCGAGAGAGAACCCGGCGACGTCCATGGTCTTGGCATCATCCTGTCGGTACTCTATGGTGAACAACGGGGGCACGTTCTGCATCAGGGGTCGTTGCTTGGCTAACGCGACGCCCGATTTTTGCTCACGGTGCGTGGTCTGCGCAACCAGAGTGTCGACGGCGGTCTTGCCGTCCTGCGGTCTGCCGACAGGGGGGCATGCGATGCCATAGGGGACGCCGTAGAAGCGCTGGCAAGGCCCCTCGGCACGGAGCTGGTCATCGCCACAGCCCATGAGTAGGAGGCGGGACTCCGTGGCCACTTGTCGCTGGTACGCCTCAAGAATGCGCACGGGGTCTGTGCGCCGGGCCATGCAGAAGTCGAAGGCGTAGCCCAGCATCGGCAGGGGGGTGTTGAAGGAGGTGGTGGTAGGGTCGCCCGACCGGCGTCCGCCGGGGCTGAACACGTAGGTGCCGCTGGCGGTCATGGCATTCACGTTGATCATGCCCCTGTGGAGTTGGGCGACAGTGAGGTCGTAGGGTGCATGCTGTCCAAGCCCCAACCAGCTGATGATGTCGATCATCATCTCATCGTCGGTCGGATCAACGCACATATCCATGCGGCTGATGTCATCGTCGCCCAGTCCGAGGCGGCGAGCGCGTTGGAAGGCGTATCCGATGGCTTCCGCGGGGAGGCCGCAAAGGAACACGATCCACCAATCAGCATTCCACGCAAGTTTGAGCCATGACTGGAAGGCCGCGGCGGCAGGACCGACCTGGAGGCGCCACTCTGGCTGCGCGCCTTGGATGCCGCGGTTGTCCTTAGGGTTGCGACCCTCCACCGTATCACTGAGCGCGACCTCGCGCTTGATAAAGATGCTACGCCGGAAGAGCGACGACAGAGCCTTAGGGTTGTGCTGCAGCAGGGACCGCGCGTACAGCAATGTGGCGCGGTCCTTTTGGGTGGCGATCCACGCGTCTTCCTCTAGCGGTACTAGCTGTGGCCACTTGCCTTTCCACCTGCGAAGGTCGAACAGCACATCGCGATAGTGGTTAACCCAAGCGCGCTTCAGGATGGCGTAATCGGGCGCAATGCCAGGGGCCACGCCCAGGATGCGATTAAGGCAATTGAGCTCGTTGTCGCTGTTGCTGGCGTTCGCGGTGGGGCCACGGTGCCGGTAGGCCCAGCCAAGAACTTCCACGCAAGCCTCCTTGTGTCCCAGCACGGGCCGCTCGGTCTCCTCGACGCGGGCGAATTTGCGGTAGGGTGCAGGCAAATTGTCGACGGTGATGTCGGGCTGGGGCACCCAGCGGGATCCGAGGGGGAGGGTGCTGTAGCCGTACAAGCGCGGCCACATGTGGTGCGGCGGTTCGCTGACCTGGCGCCACTTGAAGCCACGGAGTTTGCCGCCCTTGAGGAGAACGGGGGCGGCCCGCCAGCAGAAATTGATGACCAGGACGAGGAGGACAACCCACGGCCACAACGCAACGCCGGAACCATAGGCCAGTTGCGTGTTGTTGAGGTACGCTCCGTAATTGTACACGGTGTGAACCAGGACGCCAAAAGGCATTGGCAGAGCCATGAAGGCGAGGTGCAGGGGGCCCTTGTACAGGCCGTCGCGCCAGCACTCCCACGCAATAAGGGCTGCGGCGTACGCCCTGGACCGGCGCTTGTCTCGCTCTTCACAGTAGGGTGCAACGAAGAGGGCAAAGTGGTCAGGGCGGAGCAGCTGCGCCAGGACGAAGGTCGCGCCGTAGTTGAGCCTGATGTCAGTCCAGAGGTACGCCAGATACAGCGCTGCTGTGGCGATGAAATAGCAGGAGGGGCCAGGGCCCCAGACGACCAGGGCAGTGGCAGGGGCAAGCGTGAGGGTGGCGATGCGCGCGACCAGATCCCAGGCGAAAGCGGTGCCGTCATAGACGCGCTGTGTTAATGTCGCGACCAGCGTTGGAAGAGAGCTGGGGACCACAAAGAGCACAGCGGCGGCCAGCAAGAGCGCGGACACAACCATAGCCGGATCCACATGGCGGTATGGGTCGCGCAGGAGGGCTGTCTGCTGGTGGGATTTCAGGGCGACGGCGTTCGCGGTAAGCATGTGGGACATGAGCGCGTTCTCATCATCGAGCGTAGCGCAGAATGCCAGGTGCTGACAGGCGAGTAGCGCCTCAGCTTTCTCAGTGCCGGTCATGTCGACGGACTTGAGCTTCTTGCGGATGCCAGCCTCCAAAATGCGCCAGGATGCCTCAGTGCGGGGCTTGCCGGCCATCATATAGATCGCCTCGCCCAGGAGGAATTTGGGAGCGACCATGCGCTGCGTGCCTGAGCCGATTACGGCGACCAGGGGGCCCATGGACATGACAATGGCACTGGGCACGGATAGGACACCGATGCGGGCCTTGACGGGTATGTCGTGGGCGGTCGGGTCACCCACGGAATACCGGCCCCAATCGTGTGGGTCGCAGATCGCAGCCTCAAAGGGCAAGGGCCGGAGGGGCAATGGCGCGCGCCTTGCGCAGCGCTGGAAGCGCCAATGGGTGGTATAGCCAATAGTCTCACTGGCTTGCCACTCCATCGCGAGCACAGCGGTGTTTTCCCCGGATTTCACCTCGGCTTCGAAGTAGTTCAGCTGCGTAAGCCAGTCGTCCAGCTTGTGGTTGTACGGTGAGCCACCAGCGGGCTGGGAGATAACGGTGCGCGCGATGGGGTCGACGCTCCAGCGTGTCTCGCCGTCGTAATGGGCTCCGCGAATGTCGCCTGGCGACGTGTAGTCGTACGCCACGTGGATGTGGGCCCCTGATGACGTGGCGTGGACGCAGCGCAAGATGGTAAGCGCTTCTATATCGTACACGTGCACGGTCATGGAGGCACCAGCGCGGGCGAAACACTCACATGGTGCCACGTGGTCGCAGGAGTTGAGCATGGCGCGCGGGCGGCCGTAGTGCCGGATATAGTCGAAACGGTCTACGGTCATGGCGCACACATGGACGTCGCTGCGCCTGTAGTGCGCGTGGCGGTGGGCGCAGCCGCCGACGTCAATGATGGTGCGCTTGTCCTCGGGGTGATCGCGCACGATGTTGCGAAGGGTCTCGACGGCTTTGAGCTCGGTCCAGATGCGTTCGATGGCGCCACATGCGTGGCTGTGGTGCTTAGGGTAGTCGGTGACCTGGTACTCCAAGTCCGGGATGCGCCGGCGGAGCAGGTCCTCTTGGGCAGGCGTGGGTTCAATGCCGATCCACACAAAGGCTTTCTTGGGCACTTTGGGACCGGGGACCACGCCGTCTTCGTGAGTCGGTGATGGTTTGCTGGGCGCTGAAGCGCTGGAGCCAGCAGTGGGTTTACGCTTTCGGTCGGAAACCGCAGCGCCGTGGGGGCGCGGTCTGCCTTCACGCGCGGGTGCTCGTTTTGAGTCAGCCGCGCGTGGCAATGTAGTAGAATGAATTTTACGTTCCATTGAAATTGAAAGTGAATTGAAAGTTTGCGCGCGACGGTCAAACCGTGGCGCGGGCAACAG